CTCCAGGGGTATGCGAGCCCCTTGCTAATCGTTGAGAACTTGCACGGCTGGGGCTGGACAGGGTTAGGCGGCAGCGATGTATGCCTTATCGAGTGTGACGCGTATTCATACGCAATACCAAGCCAGTGTACTATCGTAGAAACACCCGAGGGCGAACTCGATTACGACACGGACGGCAGCCTTTTAACCGTCACGGTAGAGCTGCCGGGTAAGACGATTATGAGTGAAATAATAGAACTCGAAGCCAGCGGATACCGTGTTAACCCCGTGGATAACGGATTTATGATAAGCACGCCGAGCGGTGCACACTATCGGACTGATACAATAACGGAGGTAAAGCCATGAAAGAAGTAATAAGCAAAGCACGCCAATTAGCCGGCGTGCGTATTCGGAAAGCCCTGTACGGGCATATATCATTAGTAGGTAAGGTCGTAGGGTATGAGGGTGACTGCCTGGTTATCGCGTACACAACTCCGGCGGTTAAGGTGTCCTATCACGCCGAGCGAACCCCGACAAACCCAACGCTATTATGTGAAGTCCCCGCGGGTCACTCGCTGCTACTCACCGAGCCATCAGGCATTAATGTCTTCGAGGTGGACAAGGGGTCCAACCGTATGCGTAGTTGGTTCAAAAACTACATGATGCGCGTTGCATACTTCGCTCCGTACGGCGTCCAGCAGAAAGGTATCATCGTAGGTTACTTCGGAAGTATGGCGGTTATCCGTACAGTATATACGAGGGCTTCTAAGGCATTATCACCCGTCAACGTTGGGGATTACAACGCGGGTGCAATGAAAGGCGTACAGCCGCCGAGCAAATTGTATGGAGACTACCTGGTAAAGGTGGATAACCTACGGATTACGAAATTAACAGGAATTGAAAATATTTAAAAGGAATGATAGTTATGTGGATTATTACAGTATTAGTTATATTGGGGGCGTTGGTGTTTGCCGGCGCTGCGGTTTTACTCCTTAGTTCCGTTATCGCGGACACGTGCAGCGTTAAGAACAAGAAACGCTTTGTACTTACCAGCTTTATAGGTGGCATCATCGCCGCCGTTGGATTTGTTCTTGGGGCATACATACTTGCCGGGGTTGATTATCTTTTAAGTTGTGTAGTATGAAAGCAGAAGAACGGACGATTAGTTTTAAAGTGATTGGGGCAGCCCTCAACATTCACGACTTCATTATATGGGAGTTCGTACGTAGGTATGGATACGACAAGGGTATAACGAAAGACAGGAAAGGACGTGGGGTCGTCCAGTGGCAGAAAGCAAACCTTTGGATAGACAAGTTGGCACAGTACCTAAAGTTCCAGGAGTACAGTTATAAGCAGGAAATCAACAAGGGGCAGTACACCTACATAAGTCGCGAACGTTTCGAACGCGAAAAGGAAAGCGAACAAGACGTGAGACGTGAGTACGGTGTGAACGACAAAGGGCAGGTGATAAGGGCGACTATCTTCGCCGATGGCGCTAAACAGATGTGGCATTGGAGCACGTTGGAATGTGCGTGGCAATTGACAAAATGATAGTTGCGTAAAGCCGTGAGCTATCAAAATGATAGTAGCGTTTACGAAATACTTAGCACGTTATTTATGATAGCTATAGGGGCTATATGGTGACAAAGTGTCAAAGCGTATGAAGTCGGAAAGACTTTGTACGCTTTTTTTATGTACCCCCCTCTACAAGGCTCACAAGGCTGCATATGAAATAGAGTTTTTATACCCTAAAACGCTGTGGGACTGTGGAATATACTCGTCTAAAACATGCCAAAAGGGCTATGTTTTCGGTAAGAGTTTTTACGTACCTGAAAGAGTTCTTTCCACTGAACTACAGCCCTTTAGGGGGTTTCTACACTATTTCATATATATAGTTTTATATAAAACATAGGAATGAATTTCTTATTTTATTTATAGAGAAAATATAGTTAAAATATGTAAAATCGATTACAACAAAGATTTAGAAAATAAAGTTATAGGAGTTATACATATGAAATACAATAAAATGCCCTAAAGTATTGATTTGGTGAGACATCTATTTTTGCCCTTTTTTTGCGCTTTTTCTAAATGTTTACACGAAATCTTTGAGATTTGTATTTGTCATGAAAAATTTGTTAACCGGCGTTAATAAGTGTTTCACTGATTTTAGTGAGATTTGGAAATGATGAAAAAACGCGTGTAAAGAAATTTTGTAAGAAACTTGTGTGGTAATGGGCGAAAACTCTGTTAAACTTCGATTTGCCCGAATGGGTGTGTACCTTTGCACCTCACACGTTTGGGAGCAGATAAGACCGCACACCCACACACGTACATTACATATAAACTATGGCAGGAAGAAAGAAAACGGCACCGACCGATACAACCGAGAAAATTACAAAAGGCATGGCGAAAGGAACGCCGCCGCCCGTCCCCGAAAACGTAGGCAAGTGCAAAGAGCTTTACGAGGTTCTAAACGTCCGGGGTATTAAAGGAGTCCAGTTAAGAACCGCACAAGAATGCTTAGATTACGTTAGTGAGTATCTGCATTGGTGCAGGGCGAACCCCTTAACGAAATACGAAATGATTAAAGGCGGGCAGTCGGCCGGCGAGTTAATCGCCTTTCCGATGAAACGTTCTCCGAGTGTCGGAGCGTTCTGCCTTTTCATCGGGTGGAGCATTAAGGAGTTCAACAAGAACCGTGAAAAGCTGGAGAAGTCCATCGCCGAAAGCGATGAAGCCATTGAACTGTATTACGGGTACTCCTTAATAAAGGAACTGATTGAAACCGATATGGACGAGGGCGCGTTAGCTGGATTGGTGGACGCTAACTACATGGCGAAGCTACGAGGACTACGAGACCTTAAAGACGTTACGAGCAACGGCAAGGAAGCAGGCACAAAGGCAATGCAGGTTAACGTGCTATCTGCCGAAGCCGTGGACAACATTAAAAAACTTGGCGGTATATAATGTACCGCCTTTAACAACTTTACTAATATGGCAAAGACTTATTCAGCGGTAGTAACCGCGCAGGCTGCAAACGTAGCCTTTCAAATTGAGGTGTCAAGGGTTGGCACTATTGTACTTGAACGCTCAATCAACGGCACTACATGGGTTGTAGATAGAAGTATCGAGGACATGTTCGTGAATAGCAATGTAGCGGAGTTCAACGTTGCGGGCTGCGTGGTAGGACAGAAGTTACGTGTATCGTATGAGAACTGTGTAGAGGTGTCCTTTGAAACGTTGCAGTAAATGAGAGGGATAGAATTAAAGCACATCGGCGTACGTTCCTTTATGCTAAAGGGGCTTACTGCCCGGTGGGGCATTGACGGCGATAGACCGCCAATGCCGCCAGCGTTGCGTACTGCGCTGGTTGCATGGTATAACACCGAGATACAGCGCGCTACGAACTTCGACGTTATCGAAAGTTACGCCGAGGACTTCACTACAAGCAAGTGGGCAGCCCACCCGGAACACGCCGAGTTCACTAAAACGGCAAAGAGTATCCACATTACTAACGCTATTACTAAGGGGTTTTTCCTGGATACAGGGGTACGGAAGTACGGGACAGAAATGGTTGTTAAGGTTAGCGGCTTGCAACCTGGAGTTATGCGGCTTAAATACCGCTATGGTTCCGGAGATGACATCGTGCAGATACAACAAGACGGTATCTATACGCTGCCCGCCGGGATACCCGGTGCGAGTATTGACGGGTTCAACGGGTTTGCCGCTACGGTGGCATTCGGAGAATGCGATATTACTATCGAACAGCTCCCAACGTCAAAGCTAACGGACTTGTCCGGCAATGGGCATCACTTGTATTTGTACGGGTTTACGGGGTCGGGTAATATCGTAGACAACATGTTACAACACACGGGCACACAGTACGGTGTATCATACGGGCAACCGATACTAACCGATTACACGGTATGTAGTACGCGTGAATGGATAAACCCGGCGAACGATAATGTATTCGCGAGTAAATCAAGTGCGCCGGGTAACGGCGCGTTCATATTCGAGTACATCCCAAATACAGCGTACAGTTTTGGACGTGAAACGATTGCCGCCCTCACTGTACCGAACGGATTTAGTTATCAGACGAAGACCAGTTACAACGGTATTAAGGCGCTAACGGTAGGGACGGGTCTCGATACAGACCATTTAGTAGTGGGGCGTATCCGATTGAAAGACCAACCGCGTAGCTTCCACGGCGGCTACAAAAGTTTTGTGCTGTTCAACCGCACGCTAACTACCGAGGAACTCGCGTACGTTGAGCGGTGGATGGCTTAAACTCTATTAAACTATAATGCCGCAGAGGTTTTAACTACCTTTGTGGCATTATTAATATATGGACTTATGAACGTTACACATACATTTGAAAAACTATTAGCCGCATTCGTTAACCCGCGTTATCGTGGTGTGGCAAGCAAGGGAGGCACCCGTAGCGGCAAAACGTGGGCGACCTTACAAATGCTCTACCTATTAGCGAAGTCGGCGGAAAAGCCTTTGTTCATATCGTGCGTCGCCGCTACGCTTCCAATGGTGAAGCGCGGTATGCTGCGTGACTTTAAACTAATGTTAGCGAGTGAGGGCGTTTGGGAAGAGAACGCCTTTAACAAAACCGAAATGACGTACGAACTGCCTAACGGTTCGGTTATTGAGTTCTTCGGTTGCGATAATGCCAGCAAGGTACACGGCGCTGCACGTGACGTCCTGTTCGTCAATGAGGCACAAGGCATCGCCCGCGAGATATTCCGACAACTCGACATACGTACACGCAAAAAGGTTATCATCGACTTTAACCCCGTTCGGAAGTTTTGGGGTGAAACCGAGTTCGTAGGCGAGCGATACATAACAATCCATTCAACCTACAAGGATAACCCGTACCTAACCAAAGAGCAGATAGGCGCAATCGAGAAGAACAAGAACGACGCCAATTGGTGGCGCGTGTACGGCGAGGGCTTGACGGGTGGCGTAGAGGGCAACGTATATCCCGAATACGAGGTTATCGAGGACATGCCCGAAACCTATACAGGCCGTTGCTTGGGGCTTGACTTCGGGTTCGTAAATGACCCTACGGCGATTGTCGACGTGCGTTTCGAGGGCTGGGACTTATACGTAGACCTACTTTGCTATGAAACCGGGTTGCTTAACAGCCATATCGCCGATTACCTAACAGGGCAGGGGCTTAACCGCGTAGTCACCGTGTGCGATAGTGCGGAACAGAAATCTATTATGGAACTCCAGCAAAGACGCATTAAGGCGATGCCGTGTGTTAAGGGCAAAGGTTCTATATCGGGCGGTATTGCACAGGTGAAGCAGTTCAAGTTGCACGTAACGAAACGCTCCGTTAAGTTGCTTGACGAGTTGGATAACTACAAATGGATTAAGGACGAGGGTACGGATACCTACACCAACGTAGCGGTAGACCAGTACAACCACGCGCTTGACGCTTTGAGATACGCAGTAGACTTTTTAATAAGAAAATATAGACCGAAAGGATGATGAGAAACCCAATAGTTAAAATAATAGAAAAGGGCGTGCGGCTTATGAACCGCGCCGCCTTACTTGCAGTAGCCAACTTCCCTGCATCTGCCACCGTGCGAATGACCAGGGACGAGAAATTACTACTTGACGACCTTTGCAAATACATCGAGCCGTCAAACCTTGCAACCCGTAACGGCAAAGTGGTGTACAGGTTAGCGCCCTTAGAGGAAATAACGCTTTGGGCTATGTTGGAGACACGCCGCGCCGAGGGTTCGTTAGAACGTATCAAGGCATGGACGGGTGACAACTACGAAGCCCACAGCATAGCCGAGGTTGTGAAGCTGGACAAGTTCATACGCGAGGCACTTAAAGACGCGGACGGGTTGGAACGCATGCTCTTTGCGAGCGTACCGAACACCGAAAGCGCACTAACTGGGGCGGCGGAAGTCAAAGAAGCGAAGAACCTGTTAGGCATAGTGCAGACCGCTGCCGACCTGTTCAAGTGTTCGTTCGAGCAGGCGAAGCAACTGAACTACACGGACGCTATTATAGCCATGAGCAAGAAACATGACGAGGTAGAAAAGGAAAAGAAAGAACTTAAAAAACAACAAAGAAGATGGTAGACTTTGAAAGCATTCTAAACACAGCCGAAGCGCGTGCAGCTGTATTAGGTTGCCCGCTCGTGTTCGGTGATACCGCAGTACAGAACGTTGCGGCGAACTCGATAGGCGTAGACTTCTTCACGCTTGACGTGACCGACAGTTCGTTCGTAGATATGTCGAACGTTAACACGCCCGCCTACACTATCGTGGTGCGCTGTATGGGCACATCGGCATACATGAGGGACGACGCTACGGAAATAGCTACACTCATCCGTACGGACAAGCTATTAAGGCGATTCCTATCAGCGTACGTGTGTGGCTTCGAGGTGTCCGGGTTGTCCATCCGAAAGGTGCAGAACGAATACGACACAATCAAATCGGGCTGGGAGGCTACGTTAGACATAACTCTATAGGGCTTAGATAGCCCAATTTATTTAACTACTTTTGTGGCGTGTTCCTCTAATGGGGCACGCCATTTTTTATGTTAATAATCAAAAACAACCTTATTCCCTTTGGCACATATAAAGCCATAAACGTTTGTGGCGTGCTGTTCGTAAAGAAAGGCACGGAAGTTACACCGCGTCTACTCCAGCACGAGAAGATACACACAAAGCAAATGCTTGAAATGATGATTGTAGGTTTCTACCTGGTGTACGTGATTGAGTTCATATACCGATACATTAAACAGAAGCCGGACGGGCGTTCACGCTGGAGGCAAGCGTGCCGGGCTATCAGTTTTGAGCGTGAAGCGTACTTCAATGAGAGCCGACCTAACTATTTTGCTCTTCGCGAGCCTTACCAATGGGTAACGTATTGGTGATATGGACAAGAAGATAGTAGACCTGGTTAGGCAGATACGCAACAAGGTAGTGAAGAACTACTACGCTATGCGCTTGAACGCTTCGGGGCGGTTCGACCGTGAAACCATTGTAACCGATTACGGGTCGGGTGTGAAGATAGAAGCGCCCGCCTACGTGTTTCAGATGGAGCAGGGCAGAAGCGCGGGTACTATGCCGCCTATCAAAGCTATTAAGCAGTGGATTAAAGACAAGAACGCCAACGCAGGCACGGACATACCGGAAGAAGCAGCGTACGCGATTGCATACGTAATCAAGCGGGACGGTATCCGAGTTCCTAACCGTAATAACGCGGGCGGCGTTGTTAGTTCACTGCTTAATGATGCAGAGGTTAAGCGCATGACCGCAGAAGTCAACGAGATAATTAAAGCAGAGATTTTGAAAATATTAACAAAGTGATACAATGAGATACAATTTTATGAGTATTGGCATAGGCGTAGGTTCGGACATCTTCGGTATGCGCGAAGTGCTACCTATCGGGCAGGGCATAAAACAGAACATGATAATTTCCGAGATTGGGTCGGTTACGAGAATAGAAGTTACGGCGGTCGTGTTTGGCGCTAACGGCGCGTCTGCCCCGACCATACGGGTGGCAACGATTAAGAACTTGTACGAAAATATGGTTGTAGACCTCTCCGCGTTCGCACCGTTATTTGGCGATGACGTGTGTACTACGGAGCTGTTAAGTGGCAACGAGGTCGGGCAAAGCCGCCAATATTTCCTCATTATGACGCCCACCGTTGGCAGCGCGGGCACTATCCCGGTCTACCCGTTGGGTAGTGTGCGTATTGGGTCTAACGGCGGGGAAAGCGCGTTTGCCGACTACAACTACGCGCAAGCAGGCGAACTACCCGACGCGTGGGACGCGAACGCGAACGTGGCGTTACCCGCGAGTGAAGCCGTAAAAGACTTGCATATAGGCATAGACGGGCTATTAGGAGCAACCCGAGTACGTTCGACCCCCTCGCACTCGGACGGATATATTTGTGATTTGCGCCCGTCCATTGACTACCCCTGGACTAAACATAATATGCACGTTAGTATGTTGTTTAGGAATGACTGGTTACGGGACATTAGGGTTACTCTTCCAAAACATGAGGGAGGAGAGCCTATTGAGTGGATTGTTAAACCCAGGGAAACAAGGATACTATCCGCACCGTTCGACCACACCGGGCAACGAGCTGTATTCCGTGTGTTCGGGCAAAAAGGTTTTCTATCGGAGTTCCGTGCATCTCGCATCATGGTTACCCGCGGGAACTGTTACCGGCCATACACACGTTCATACCGGGAACAGGCGGCTCACCCGGAGAGTATGAGCGCCTATATAGGTTATCTTACCGACTACAAAGACGGGTATTTTAACCGTCTCGAAGATATGGGCGACGACGGTAAGACACAGGGCGTTATGCAAGCAGTGCAGATGAGTGCACAAGGTTTCCCGTTTGCTAACAGACTGTTTTTCCCGTATGTCTTTTTGGGTTCTACCCCCTCCGCAGAGATGGCGTACTTTAAAACGATAAACGAACACGGGGACATACCAGACGACGGCACGTTACCGACAGTAGTTAACAGCGGATGGGCGCCGGGTGTAGGTAACTTTAACGAGACGTTCGCTACACGTTCATACGTATGGTTCAACCCGAAGGACGGGACGTTTGTCCCGTATGGTACGGAACGATACAGAAAGAAAGAGTTCCACGATTTGCCAATCGAAAAGAAAGTCGCGTTAAAGTGGTTGAACTCGCGCGGGGCGTTCGATAGCATGTACTTTGCAGATTACACGCTAACACCTAAACTATCGGTAACGGGCGAACTTGAAAGCCTGGACGTAGTTGTTAAAAAGGTGATTACAGAAGATAACGAAGACGCGCTTTTTTACTTGACGCGTTCGCCGCACATTCTCGCATTAACGCCGTTTGACGTTGTGCAATGGGGAAAGGCGACATCAGAAAGTAATGGAGTGTTTGCAACCCGTGGCGGTAATGTTGGCAAAACGCTGACATTGAAATTTAGTGTTACATTAAACAGAGCTTAGAAAATGGATATAACAATACGAATAGGTAACAAGGTAGTAGAGGGTGTGAAGCCCTCTACTGTTAAACTCACCATTAACAACGTAGACCCGTTCACGGTCGGCGAACGTACTAACACATACTCGGCAACGGTGAAAGTGCCGAGAACTGAAACCAACGATGCCATATTCGCGTCTGAACGCTTCCCGATGTTCTACGCGAAAAAGAACGTGTATATCGCGTATGTGTATTTCGGTGGGTTGGCTTCACCGTTCACCGATGGACAGTTCGTGGCACAAGTCAAGGCGGAAAAGGACGCGTACAGTATCTCGCTTGTTCAGAATACCGTGAACCCGTCAAATACGAGCCTACCCGTTACTACCAAGTCGATACGCGTAGGTTACGAGTATGACCCGGCGATAGACACCCTTAACCAGCTAAAGAGGGTCGCCACGGTTAAAGGCACATACTTCGATGCGGCGGGCGGTAAAGGACAGTTTACGCACCCGCCTATCGCCGCGGGGTATTCGCCCGATGAGGTGGAAATAGGTTTCGACCTGGAAGCGCGCGATGTGGTTGATACCGAGATGGAGGGCCTATGGAGTGAGTGCGCGTATATGGGTGCGAGCAATACTATTAACGGGGGCATGTACCCTCACAGCTATTTCCGCCCTAAAAATACTTTAGTTGATAGTATTATGGGCAGATACAATCAGGCGAGTAGTCGCATATACGCAACGGTGGACGTTGGTAGTTACGTGCTGCTGGACGTAGATGTACCGCGTGTTATGCTCCGTGCCTATCAGCTAACAACGGACGAAATGAATATCCTATTCACCCGTTCCGGTACACACCCGAGCGGCGCGATAAAATACGAGTTGAAAGTAAAACAGAACTTTGCATATTACGTTCCTAAATCTGGTACAAAATTCCTGGACTTCTATTTTCACAGTACGAACCTATTGCCGCCAAACGATAACGATAACTACCGACCGACTAAGTTAGTACCTGTGGAAGATGCGTTGCACGTTGCTGTGGGTATCCAGAATATCGAGATATACGACGGGCACCAGGTTATGCCCGTTGAAATGCCGTACGAGGCTATGGACTTGATAAAAGGCATGTGCCAAATGTTTGCATGGCGCTATACGTTCGACCACACCGTACCGAACTTCACAGCGAAGCAAATCATTAAGGGTCACCCTAACACCTACGAAAGCAAAGTGTATGTGGATTGGTCGGGGCGTGAGGACGCGACAACGGCGCAATACTCCGAGGTTAGCGGGCTGGGTTCTGAAATGGTTGTCAAGGTAGGCGAGTTTGAGTTCGTTGTAGGCGGAAACCGTAACAACGTTACCCGGAGAACGAACGCTTTTAGTAGCTCTCTTGCTTTCAAGAAAAAGAAATACGACGGTACACCGCGAGTATTTGAGATGAGAAGCACGAACACGGGCGGTGATGGATGGGTAGAGGGCGACTACATGAGACACCCGAAAGGATACACCAAGTATTTGAACGATTACTTTCTACCGTTCAAAAACTCATACCAGGTAACCGTAGATGCCAATCTTTCATATTTCGACATTGCGAATTTTAAGGACGATGCCTTATACAGATTTGCTAATCTGGGCGGTTCTTTCTATCTTCGCAAAATTGAAAATTGGGACGCGTCTACGGGTAAATGCAAATTAACTCTTATTAGCGTTGATTTATAAAAACAATCAAGGGCGGGCAGTTGTTCGCCCTTTAACAAATCTTAGAGAATGGCAAATGAAAAAGTAACCCTATTAGACCTTTCGTTCAATACGGCGGCAGGTCTTGACGGTTTGGAAGCCCTTATTGCTAAGTCTGTGGAGCTCGCCAGAACAAAGGAGCAGTTGCAGAAAGCAATGAAAGAGGAAAAGCGGACACTTGACGAAGCAACTAAGGCGTACCAAAACGGGAACATCTCACAAGCGGACTACAAGGCCGCAGTTGAGGCGAACACCAAATCGCAAATCGCCCTAAAAACGCAAATGCTCGACAACTCGAAAGCCATATCCGATAATAACGCGGCTATCAAGTCAAGCAAAACACTGCTCGATAGCCAGGCGGATAGCGTAGACGCTTTGAGGGCACAACTCGCAAAGAACACAAAGGAGCTAAACGCTATGAGTGCATCACAGCGCAACAACACCGAGGAGGGGCAAGCGCTCGCCGAGCAGACAAAGGAAATATCCGATAGGCTTAAGGAGATGGAAAGCGCGGTTGGTGACAACCGTAGGAACGTAGGAAACTACACCGAAAGCGTCACAGAAGCGATACAGCAGACTACCGGGCTGGGCAAAGCCAATTCCGCGTTATCGGCTATCATATCAACGGGAACAACGACTTTAAAAACGTTCTTTACGGTTCTAAAGGCTAACCCGTTCGTGGCGATTGCTTCGCTTATCGTTGCTATCGGTTCGGCGGTCGTGGGTGTAATGAAACGTAATGACCAGCTAATGGACAGTCTTAAGGCGGCATTCGCGCCGTTTGAGGTTATTATAGGTCGTATTCTTGACGCCGTAGCAAACATGCTTAGTGTGTTGGGTAAAGCCTTAGAGACGATTGTAGACGGTGTTACTAACTTCCTGGACATGTTAGGACTGATACCCGAGGAAACCAAAAAGGCAGCAGCCGCCGCGCGTGAACTTGCTAACCAGTCGGTACGTCTTTACAACCTGGAAAGTGATAACCTTGTTATCGTGTCGTCACTTCGTAGAGAACTCGAACGGCAGAAGATAATCGTAGGCGATGCGTTGAAGTCCGAGACTGAAAGAGTTGAAGCCGCTAAACGAGGGTTGGACATACTTAAGCAGATGGAAGAACGCGAGGTCGCAGTACTCAAAGGAAAGTATGAACAAATCAAGGCGCAAAACGATTTGGGCAACTCTACTAAGGAGGATATACGCGCCGAGATGCAAGCGTTAGCCGATTTGCAAAACTTGCAAGCGCAATACACATCGCAGCGTAAAGAACTCGAAAACCAGCAAAGCGGATTGATTAAGGCTAACCAAGACGCGGCGAAAGCCCGCGCGATAGCTAATCAAGCAGCCGTAGAACGCGCCGAGCAGGAACGTATAAGGAAGTCTATCGAGGAAACTAAAAGGGCGGAAGAAGCGAAAGCAGCTATACAGGCGGCGACTATCAAGGCACAAGAAGAAGCGTTAGCAAATCTCGATTTGCAAATGAAGCAAAGAGAAGTTAACGACGCTTCGTTAGAAACCAAGATAGAACACCAAAAGGAGTATAACGCGCAATCGTTGGAACTTGAACGCTATCGCCTGGAACAGGGACTTATCACACAGCAGGAATACGCCAACAAGGAATTAGAGGGACGCATAGCAGTCGAGGAGCTCGAAAAGCAACGCCAGGAAGAACGCAGGGCACTCGAAGAAGAAAGAAAGGCTATGGATAAGTCTAACGAACTGGAAATCAGGAAGTTGGACGCGCAAAACGAATGGGATATGAAACAAGCGGAGTTAGATGCCGCATACCTCCAGGAGATGGAAGCCGCGCAACGTTTGGGGGCGGACACATCTAAGGTAGTTGAAAAGTACGAGAAGTACAAACGTCAACTATTTGCGGAACGCATCAACGCTGAACTATCAATGGCGGCGGGCGCCGCGGGGCAACTTGGTGAACTTTTGGGCAAAGAGAGTAAAGCGGGTAAAGCATTTGCAGTTGTCCAGGCTGTTATTAATACGTATTTGGGTGCAACTAAGGCGTTGGCGTCCGGTGGCTTTTTGGGTATTGCGCAGGCGGCTATCGTTATCGCTACGGGTATGAAGCAAGTCGCCACAATCACCAAACAGAAAGAACCCGATACTAAAATCGACAGTTCCGTTAAGAAGTACGCAAAGGGCGGTATGATTACTGGGGCTTCACATGCAGCGGGCGGTGTAACGTTTACCGGAAGTAACGGACAAGTGTTTGAAGCCGAGGGTGGCGAGAGTATGTATATTCTAAAGAAGTCGGCTACGGCGGACATTGCAGCCCTTTCGGCGTTCAACGAGGCGCACGGCGGCAACTCGTTCGGTACTTCGGGTCTGTACAAGTTCGCCAACGGTGGACAAATCAATACGCTAACGGGCGGCGGGTCTAACGCGGCGCAGGCTTCGTTCTCGCGTGAGGCGCTGAACCAATTAGCGGAAGTAATTATTGCAGGGGTCGCTTCCATGCCTAACCCGATTGTAACCGTAACAGATATTAATAACGGACAGTCGGGCGTTAGTGAGGTTCAAGTGGCATCCATTTCTTAAATCAACTCGTGCAAAGGTGGCAATACTATAAGTATTGTCTATCTTTGCACGTGTTACAACAAAAACAAACTTATGAAATTTAAAAAATTACGAATTATCGAAGCGGGATTAACCGCAAACAGCGCGGCTAAAGAGGACGGCAGTTACTTGCCGCTCTACATAACCGAAGAGGCTGTACAGAGTGTTGTAACATTGGGCAACATGAGGCCCATACACTGCCGCCGAACGCATAACGGTGATGATATGCTGGACGGTTATATAGGTAGCTTTTCAAATTTCGTTTATGAAAACGGCGTAGCTTATGCAGATTTTGAAATGTCAACCGCTTTAGAGGTTGCATACCCGCAGGAAGCAAAGTTTATTAAAACAATGATTGAAAAGGAGACTGCTATGTTAGGCGTTTCAATCATGGGTGCAAACGAACTTGTAGAAAACACAGAAAACAATCGGTTTGACATACCACGATTCACGGAATTGTATTCTTGTGATTTGGTAGGGATGCCCGCCGCAACATCAAGTCTATTTAATACTAACCAAAAAGAAAAGAAAATGAACAAATTTTTTAGTGCATTCGCGGAAATGTTTAAACCCGCAGAAGCTACGAAACTTGCTACGGAAGTCGTTAAAACTCGCGAGGGTGGGGAAATCACGATTGAAGCGGCGGGCGAAGAAATGGCTATCGGAGACATGGTTTTTGATAGTGAGGGTAACGCAGTACCGGACGGTGAAGTGGTTATCGTTACCGAGGATGGCGAAGCAATTCTCGTTGTTGAGGGTGGCGCGATTAAGGAGGTTAAACCCGTTGAACCCGAAAAGAAAGTTGAGGACATTGTAGAGGGAACAACCGCAGCAGTCCCCGAAGAGTTCAGCCAACGACTTGACGCACTCGAAACCGCACTTGCCGCGCAGACCGCAGCTATTAATGACATGGTAGCGAAGTTCAGCAAAGCAACGAAGCAACCCATAACAGCTACACCGGGCATTCCTAAAAAGAATGAAACCAAGCTAAGCAAAGAAGCGGTAAACGCGGCCGCAAAAAAATACCTCTAATAAGAAACAATTCAAAAAAAAAGAAAAAATTATGGCAATGACATTTACCGACATGAACAAACTGAACCTTTCGGGTTTGAACGAAGTTATCACATTAACCGTAGGTTTGGCGGGTGAGATTTCAAAGGGTATCACCGTTATGAACGGTATCGCTAACAATACCCCCGTTGTATCGCTTACCGCTTCGGATAAGGCTCTGAAACGTTCTGCGGGCTGTGGCGATACTACATATCATGACAAGATTGTAGACAAAGTTAAGTACTATGACCACGCGCCTATTGAACTACCGCTTGAAATCTGTTTGCAAAGCCTATGGGGCAAAATGGTAGCAAAGGGAATTAACCTGGACGACGATTTTTCAGAAACTGAACTTGCTGGTTTCATCCAAGCAGAAGTTCTGAAAGTGCTGGAGGCCGACTTGCTTCGTTTGGCATGGTTAGACGGTGCCGTTAAGGAAACCACTACAGGTTACGGTATTTTCAAGAACGGCGGTATTATCGCACAGCACGTTGCAAGTACAGAAGACCAGGGAGCATTAACGCTTGACACGCAAGGCGTACTTACTGCATTGCGTGCATGTGTTGACGGACAGCGCCCCGACCAGTTGGACGGTTCGGAGTTCTTCGTAACATCTAACGTTATGCGTTTGTATAAGAACCTCTTGCAGGACAAAACAAACGATATGGCATTCGTTACGTTGGTTGACGGTAAACCCGAATATTACTTCGAGGGCTACAAGATTAACGAACTTCGCCACGTGTCTAACGCAGCAAAGGTTGACGGTAACAACGATGCGTTTATCGCTTTTACTCCTAAGGGTAATATTCAAATCGCTTTGGAAAGTTCTGCACCGTCTATCGCACCGTTCATTCAGGACGCAAAGAGCCGTAACTACTACTCTAACACAGTATTTGCAGCCGATGCAATGCTTGTTACTCCTGAATTTATGCAACTGTGGTTGCACGCTTCTGCATAACGGCAAAACTAATTATTAATCGAAAGGGTGGGTAGGGTTGTTTACCCTATCTGCCCTTTTTCATTTTACAAAAACAATATGGGAAAGACTTGTTTAAATAAAAATTCTTTGGCGGTTGCCTATGATTGTGACCTACCCGTACACGGTGTTAAGGATATTTATATCATTGACGCGGAAGACGTGAAGAGTTACACGATAAGCCCGGACGGGTTGTCTATCACGGCGTTTGAACTCGTACCGGACGGCGTTAGCAACAAAGTAGAGGGTTTCAAACAGAACATTACATATACGGAAGAACTTGTTGAGGGCGACTACGCTAACTTTATCAAACCTACGGTTACATTCCGTAAACCCGCCAACGTTGACTTCACGGGCAACTCATTCGGGCAGACACTTGCTAACCGTAAGTTTGTTGTATTCGTGGTGTTTAACGAAGTTGGTAAGTGTTCATGTTTGGGTATTCAGAACCCGTTGGTTCTAAAAGGACTTGAACGCGATGCAAACGCGAACGGTAACTCGACTATGTACACACTTACAACCGAGGACGGGAATTTTTCGGCGGCTATTCACGACGGTTCGCCATTAGCATAACGAATTTAAAGGAAAGGAAAATATATGGCATGTATTAAAAAATTAGCGAGCGCTTTAGCGTTCGATTGCGATAGCGGAACGATGGGTTTTAAAGACGCTTTGTTCATGAACCGCGAGGACATCTCGAGTTTCTCCGTAGATGGCTCAAACCAAGCTACAATAGCAATGGTGGGCGGCTCTTCGGCTTACAAGATTGACACCGTTAAACGGTCGTTGGTCGTTTCGGAAACTCTACGCGTGAATGAGAGCGCGCCGAACGGGTTCTCACATGAAGCGGTTATTAACATATTTTCTAAGGGCAACCGAGAAGTACAGAACGCTATCCGAAATGCGTCTATCGTGCTGGTGGCACGCGGAAATGACGGTCAAATACGGGTCTATGGGTTGTACTATGGTCTAAAGGCTTCTGCATCTGCGGAAAGTTCTCATGATAATGGCGGCTGGTCTCAATTCACAATGTCAACGCCAGAGGGTGTGATAGGCGAAGACAGTCTCCACATGGCGGCCGGGGCCTACGAGGCACTGTACAATGTGGCAGTAGGATGATAGTATTAACGAATTAAAACATTTGAATATGGCTTGTTTACAAAAGATAGCAAAAAGTTACGTATATGAGTGCGGAAAGGCTTCGGACGCTTTCGGCGAAATTACGGAAATGGTAGTCATAAACCCGGACGACATTAAAAGTTTCACATCCAACGGCGCTATAGCCGTTGTGTTGCAACCGACCAAACGGGGGTACACCGTACAGGGCGCAAACGGTGCGATTGTAGCAACGTTCGCAACTAAGGGCGGGGAAACGTACCCGCTGGCGCATGATATTAGCATTGCGGCTCAAATCCCGCAAACCGCGATAGTAAGTACAGAGGGCGGTGTTGCCGATATGATTGCGTCTAACGCGGTTATAGCGTTCAAGGCGGGGCAGAACTACTACATAGTAGGATTGGGAGCGCCTTTGTCCGCTATATCAGTGGAGGCAACGAGTAACGCTTCACCGTCAAGTTTGGTAACGTGGGGCGTAGATGAATGGCAGACGGGCACAACGTTCTATGTGTTGCCGAAAGCACAGTATGAAGCACTTAAAACACCCGCGGAATAATGGCAAAAGCAAAAACAACTAAAAATGCGGCTACTGAAAAGGTAGCCGTTTCTGTTCCCGAACTATCGGTGTACGAAAAGATGGACTTATACGAGAAAATGACAGGTCTAAAACTTGATAAGAGTTGCCATTTCGATAAAGAGTTCGCAACTTTGTGGTATGAAAAGAAATATCTTTCCGGGGTACACACCCGTTGGATTTTCAAACCTGGTGCACGTATCACACACTACGCAGACGGGAAGATATACAAGGGTTCTAACATAGACGACGCCACGGCGGAACGCCTTATGAAAGAAAATCCCGCTTACAAAGAATTATTCATTGATTTAAAAGAGGAAAAATAATATGATAGGGTACAAACGTATTTCGCTTCTTGTTGAAAAGGCGTTAAAGTTGTCCGCCAATACGGGCGATAAGGTTCTGAACTATGGCGAGGGAAACTTGTACCCTCAAAATTTGGCTGAACTAATCTACGCATCTAAAACGGCGAGCGCCGCGGTTGAAAAGATGAGCGAAAACATAATTTGCGAGGGTTTCAAGAACCGGGACTTTGCAGCATTGACGAACGGCAACGGTTATAACATGGACGACGTGTTAGAGCAGACAGCAAAAGACGTTGCCCGCTTTAATGGTTGGGCGTGGATAGTCCAATACAAAGTTACTTTAGAGGGCTACAAGCCCGCCGCCATTTATAACGTACCATTTGAGTATGTGCGCGCCGAGATTAACGACAACTACCTACAAGACCCCAGCGTAAAACGTTGGATTGTCTTTAACAATTGGGATAGGCAGAGCACAAAGGCTACGCAGGTAAAGAAGAACTCAACGATTTACAATACTTACAACCCCGCAACCATTGCGGACGAGATTAACGAGGTTGGCGGTATTGAGAACCACAGGGGACAACTTCTGTATGTGAACCTTTCGACAACCCGCCCGTATCCGCTTTCGCAGTTCCATGCAGTACGTAATGAAATGGGCGCAGAGGACAAAAACGGTAAGTACGTTAACCGAACGCTGGGTCGTGGTTTCCACATGTGTAGTATCGTGTCGCATGGTGACTTTGAAAGCGAGCAGGCACAAGACGAGTTTCGCGATACCCTGTCCGAGATGATGGGCAGCGAGAACGCCGGGGCGGTTCTTACAGTGCGAGACGAGAATATGTCGGACAAACCGTTTATCAAGGTAGACCAATTAGGCAGCCCCATAGATAGGGAGCTGTACCGGGCATACGTCGAACCATTGAGGAAAGATATTTGTATCGCCGCGTATAACATACCAATGCCGTTAATTGATAGTTCGCTTATTGCGTTCTCCAATTCTTCCGGTGAAGTTATTAAGGAGCTGCAAAAGGTGTACCGTAGGTCGCTTTCCAAGATTAGACAGCGTATTGAACGCGAGTTATACCAAATATTTGAACTCGACCCGACGACAACGGAGATTAGAAACGAGCTTGACGAAGAACAACCAAAAGTTATAAGTGAATGAAAAACAACCTTTTAGGTGCGGTGGTCTATTTGGCCGCCGCTATTGCTTTAAACCCGTCCGTAGCTGTTATACTACTTGCTATCAAAGAAGATAGCGACCGAGTACACTACTACGGCGGGAAGTGGAACAAAACAGATTTAATTATCGGCGTGTCGGCGGCGTGCGTTGGCGGCGTGATTAGATATTTTTTAATTAAATACCTTACATAATGGCTTATCCGATAGAAAAATTACGAACGTTGTTTGAGATTGCCGTAGACGTGAAAGATAACGCCCTGGAGGCGGCGTTTTTTGAAGCAGATATGTTAGACCTCAAACCGCAAATCGGTATGGGTTACGAGTTATTACCTACCGAGTACAAGAACGGTACGGAGGACGCCGTGGGAGGCGAAAAAATCCTCTGTTATTACGCGTTTGCACGTTATTTGCAGACAGCAGACCAAAGCAGTACATCTACTGGTCTGAAATTACAAACTTACGGCGGGTCTGTTGTATTGCCGGACACGAGCAAATTTAAGAGGGCGGAAGCGGAACGGGCAAAAGCCGACCTCTTTTGTGAGGTCCTTATAGCATGGTTGAGACAGGACGGTTTGTTAGCGTGCCCGAAAGTACGCAACACTCGTATCACTCTAATAAAGTAATGTTAGAACAACTCGAAACCTACTTTAGGATTTTCTTTGCTGTGACCGTTTCCACAGCGATTTCTAATGTAGACGACTTCATTATGTTGGTCATCCTTATGAGCATTTTAAACTGGTTAGCAGGATACCGAGCGGATGCAGTCAAAGGCGAAAAGTATTCGCACAAGAAAACTATGAAAGCAGTTAAGGAAATGGCGCTCACAAGTGCTATACTTTTCTTTGTTGCTTTGGCATGTACCATGTTAGAACCTACGGTTGACTACTCGATAGTTATCAAGGCGCTTACAGGTATATTTGTTATTATATACGCACGGAACATAACCCGGAATTTGCGTATTATACAGCCCTCTAATGAGTTCGTGAAGTTCTTGAATATGATTGCTAACGTCAAGTATAAGAACCTCAAAAAACGCATTAAAGAGGACGATTTAGAAATTCCAAAAGCAAAAGAAGATGGCGGACAGTAGTAAATTAGTTCCTTTTATTCTCCAATGGGAGGGAGGGTTTGTAAACGACCCTCTCGACTTAGGAGGAGCAACAAACAAGGGTATAACGATTGGCACGTTTACAGAGTACAAGAAGCGCAAAGGGCTGAAAGCCCCAACGGTTCAAGACCTCAAAAACATATCGGATGAGGATTGGCAGGCAGTTTTTAAGGGCCTTTATTGGGATAGGTGGAAAGCCGATGACATAAAGAGCCAGGCGGTAGCAAATATCCTGGTAGATTGGGTTTGGGCTTCGGGTGTGCACGGAATTAAACGCCCTCAACGTCTTTTAGGCGTCACGGCGGACGGTATTGTAGGCGCTAAGACCATTGCCGCGCTAAACGCCAAAGACCCCGTAGAACTCTTTAGAATGATTAAGGCAGACCGCGTTAAGTTCATTGACGAGATTTGCGCGAAACGTCCCGAAAACAACCGTTTTAAAAAGGGTTGGCTAAACCGTATCAATGCGATTAAGTATGAATAAATACCTATTAATAACTATTGGCGCGCTCCTTATATTAGTAATGTGGGGGTACGACAAGATACAAGACCAAAGAGCCGAGATACGGAAGCAAGACCGTAATATATCGGCGTTGACTTCCGAGCAGGAGGAGTATATAACCAAATTAGGCGATTACGCCGTTAAGATAAAAGCCCTGGAAGTATCCCAAAAGGAACTGAAAGAGATTAACGGCGGACTACGGGACGACCTAAAAGCATTGAACATCCGTTTGAAAGATGCGTTATCCGCGTCACAGGTGACAACTAAAACGGAGATACACGAAACGGTACGTACCGACACGATAGCGGGTGTGCTTCATGCAGAATTTACCGACCCGTGGAATAGGATTGTAGCCGACCTTTCGAGCGATAGTACGAGACTTTCCTATATCGGTACGGATACTATTACCGGGGTAATCTCCATAACAAAGAAACGTTTCTTGTTCTTTAGGTATGGCATTAAGTCGGTTGATTACGACATATCAAACAAGAATAAGCGCACAAAAATGGCTATTGATATAGCCGTGAAGTTTAAATAGATGTTAATTTTTGTAACAATTCGTTGAGGGACAGCAAGCTAAAATTGTAGTTTGTTGTCCCTCAATGTTTTAAGTCCTAAAGTTGTATTACATACATTCATTTCCCTATACTTTATTTTTAAAATGTTGTTTATAATAAAAATATACCTACCCCCCTCTACAGACCCTACAGAGGGGGTATGCCCTATATAAAATATTACCAACATTTTTCATTTCGAGTTCCATAGAGTTATACATATGAAGTACAATATTAGAGCTTAAAGTGCTGATTTATTGAGTTATAAACCCTCTGTTTTCAAGCTGTTTTCAAACTGTTAATAAGTATGAATTACATTGAAGATAGCTAACCGCTTGATTTGTTGAGACTTGTACTAAATTCATAGTTAAATCGTAGTTAATCAGTGTTAAACGCTTTGCGGTCTCAAAATAACCTATTATATTTGCATCACGTTCAAAGGGAAACATTTCCCAACGTAAGAAATGAAACGGGCAGTATCCACATCGCACCGTACCAAAGTGGAAGAAATGAATGGGAGATTTGATTATGAAAACGAAAGAATTTATCTACAAAGAAGTTGAAAACTATTTGAAATGTAACATGAGTGCTAACCGTTTCTCCGTAGTGGCTATTGCCGAGGACATGCCAACCTTTGAGGGCTTTATTATCCCCTACTACTTCCAAATGATTGAGGGTGCGCAATTCCCCGTTGACATCGAGGAACTGTATATCAATTCGGAGGACTACGAAGAACAATACAGCGAGATTGTAACGCTGTTGGCGTCTAAACTTATGCGTTTGGGAAGTAACCAGGAATTAAACTAAAAAACATTTGAAGATATGAAAACTAATGAGATTATCGCAGCAATGCAAAAGAACTTAACCGCCCTTATGGAGCAACAAGCAAACGAAGTATCAGAACTCGAAGTGTATAAAGCCAAACAAAAGGAAAAGGCAGAGACTTTAAAGCAATCTATTTTAAGCGCTTTTGCGGCGTTTATGGATGAGGACGAAGTAACCGCACCCGAACCCGTAGAAAGTCCCGCAGAAGACGAAGAAAAGGCATCAGCGGAAGCCAAGCGCATGGAAGAGGAAGCCGCCGCCGCACTAAAGCAGGAAAAAGAACTTGCCGAGAAAGAAGCCGCCAAGAAGAAACGTAAAGCGGACGTAGAAGAAGCAAAAGCACTTGCCGCAAAAGCACTCGCCGAGAAAGAGGAAAACGAACGGAAGCAACGCGCAGCCGTAGCCGAAGCCGCGATACAAGCTGCGAAAGACCGTAAAGCCGCCGAAGATGCAGCAAAGGCAAAAGCCGAAGCCGCCAAAGCAGCCGAAGATGCAGCAAAGGCGAAAGCCGAAGCCGCCAAAGCAGCCGAAGAAGCCACCACACAAGTAGGCGAGGAAGAAGACGAGGGCGACGGGAGTATGAGCGAAGAAGAATACAACCGACTGGAAATCCTGTTGGATAAGTATCAGTCACCAATCGCCAAACGTGCTATCCAGGAACTGAAAGACGCCGGGCACGAGGAAACACTAAAGCCCCGTGTAAATGATAACGGTTGGTTCTGCCGAACGAAAAAGGCAAATGATATGATTGTAGACGCCGTGGATAAAATTGCCGAAGAACAACGAAAGGCACTGTTTGCAGACGGCTCGTCTTTCATGGAACATCAAAAAGAGGTCGGCGTGCTGGCACGTGCACAGGCTTCCGCTAAAAGCTTCGCAAAACAGGCAAGGGTATTTGAACTGTGCCCTATGACTATCACCGACATACCCGAAGCAAACCAAATGGGTGTACTCGCAGACGCTGCACGCATCTGTAACGTTGAGAACCTTTTCAGTACACCGCGTTTCAAGGAGTTTTTAGCCGAGTTCGGTCTAACCTCAATGGCACAGTTGACAGGTGACAATGTAGCGAAGTTCTACGAATATATGTTTGAACAATGTACTTATAACGTATTTAAAGAAAAAGAATAATGAAAGAACAAGTAATAGACCACACAAGTAGGGAACACGCCCTACTTTCACCGAGTAGTTCACATCGTTGGTTAAACTGTACACCAAGCGCACGCCTGGAAGATAAGTACGGAGAGGATAGCGGGAGTAGCGCCGCATCGGAAGAGGGCACAGTAGCCCACGAGTTAGCAGAAGCCATACTCCAGCAATACCTAAAAAAGGAAATATTTCTTTTGATTGACGAACCGAAGATACCTAAAGAGATTGCAGAAAGCAAGTATTACAGCGCGGAAATGCTTAACTATGTAATGGAATACGTTATCAAGTGCGTAGACGTTTACGAGGCCTACGGAGACGCAGAAATGATTATCGAGGGTAAATTCGACCTAACAATGTACGCTAAGGAGTGTTTCGGTAGTTGTGATTGCGCCGTGATAGCAGGGGATGAGGTTCACATATTAGACCTTAAATACGGAAAAGGCGTACAAGTCGAAGCCGAGGACAACCCGCAGTTAAAAATGTACGCATTAGGCGTTATACGCTCTTTGCCGCCCGCTACACAGTCCAAAATTAAAACGGTACACCTGACTATCGGCCAGGTACGATTAGGGCACATGTCTACGTTTACCATGTCCCACGCGGATTTAACCCATTGGGCGATACACGAGCTACGCCCCAAAGCTACTTTAGCTTTCGCAGGCGAGGGAGAGACGGTCGCCGGGGAACACTGTAAGTTCTGCAAGTTCAAAGCACAATGCCGGGCGCAAAAAGAAGCCCTATTAGCCGAGTTCAACACTCACGAAGACGCGAATAAACTAACTAATGACGAGATAGGCGATATATTGAACAAGGTGGACATGTTTACCGATTGGTTAGCCGCCGTCAAGGCACACGCATTAAGTGCCCTTAATCGAGGTGAAGCCGTGAAAGGGTGGAAACTTGTCGAGGGTAGAAGTATTCGCGTAATATCCGACCCGGAAAAGGCAGTAGATACGTTATCCAGCGCGTTAAGCGTTGACCCCGATATGTTCTACAATAAGAAGATAAAAGGTATTGGAGACCTGGAAAAGATTGTAGGTAAGCAGCGGTTAGCTTTATTGCTTGACGGTAATATAGTGAAGCCCGCAGGAGCGCCCACACTCGCCAAAGAAAGCGATAAACGGGCGGCAATCAGTCCAGCCCTTGATGATTTCGAGGATTTATCCTAAAGAATGTTAACAGAATAAACAACCTATCGAATTAGTTGTTATATTTGCATCAACGAAAGAGAAACAGCCAGTACCCGAATATATAGAGGGTTAAACAGCAGACGGCAAAAAGAGGTTTCCAAATTGGAGATGACAGTACGGGCTTATGAAGCTATGACGCTGGCTAATTTTCTTTCTAAAGAATGTTAACAGAATAAACAACCTATCGAATTAGTTGTTATATTTGCATCAACGAAAGAGAAACAAAGAATTATGAGGCAAGAAAGATTTAGTTTAGCCGAGTTGGTAGACTTTAAAGACGGTGAACAATTCGATTTCACACTGCAAATCGGATTAGAAGAAATCGAAATGCGTTTTATCTCCGTATCGGAGTTCCTCAACGATGTTATTTATTTGCTTCTGAACTATGATACGAATAAGTACGTTACGATAATGGAAGATGAGGCAAAAGATATAATCATCGAGAATTATTAAAAGAAGTTAATCAAATGAACAAAATCGAGTTTCATTTGTTATTTATAGAACAACAACGGAAAGTCCGAACCGTTTAGAGGACAAAAAGAAAAAAGTGAATTATGAAAGCAATGATTAAAAACGTGAGATTGAGTTATGTTAGAGTGTTTGAAGCTGCACAAGTAAACGGAACTGGAGATGCAAACTATAGTGTTTGTCTACTTATCCCAAAGGATAGCCCGGAAGCGTTGAAGTTAATGCAAGAAATTGACGCGGTAGCACAGGAAATGAAATCAAAGTACCCGAAACTAAAAGGACAGCTCCCGAAAATGTGGTCTAACCCGTTGAGAGATGGAGACGCCGAAAAAGACGGTGCAGAATACCAGGGAATGTACTTTATTAATGCGAAGCGTAAAGAGAAGCAAGGCGCGCCGCTCCTCATCAACGGAGCAAAACAGTACATCACCGACAAAGAAGAAATGTACAGCGGCTGTTATGGCAACGTATCTGTATCACTTTATACTTATGAGTTCACCGGGAAGTACGGCGTGGGCGTAGGACTTAATGCAATTCAAAAGACAAAAGACGGTGAACGTTTGGACGGTGGCGCATCTATTGACGACTTCGATTTCGAGGAGGAAGAGGATTTAAGCATTTTTGGATAACTAACAAGAAATAAAGAGAACAAGTAATAACCGGGGGGGTATAAGAACCCCCCAACAAAGTAAAAAAGAAAATGGGAAAATCCGATAGTTACATAAACGAACAAGGTATTAGGATTTCAAAGGCAACGGGCAAACCCGTAGCAAAGTACACAAAGCGCAATAAACAATATTGGGCGAAACGTATGGGTGAAGCCGCGCAAACCGTTGAGATAGTAGTAGACCCGTTAATAGCGGAACTCCAAAGTCTGTACAGCGAAGAAGAAATACAGGGTATTATCGGGCTTAAAAAGGATAGTGCACCCGTCGAGTTGGTAGAAATACCCAATAAGAAAAAATGTGAACTTGACGAGGGAAACACCGGGTTTTTGATTGCTTCCGATTGGCATGCGGACGAAGTTGTGAAACCGTCCACCGTATTAGGCAAAAACGAATACAACAAGGATATTGCCGAACAACGTATTAAGAACTTCTTTGCAAACGCTATCTACATGATTAAGAAGAAGCCCGTAGATAACCTGATAGTAGGTTTTATCGGCGATATGATAGGCGGGTATATTCATGATGAGTTAGCGCAAACAAACAGCATGTCACCTATGCAGGGTATTAGCTTCGTAAAATCGTTAATCATTTCGGGGCTGAAAAAGATACATGACGAGTTGCCCGACTTGCAGCAAATCACAGTGGTAGGCATCTGTGGTAATCACACCCGAACAACCCGCAAAATGCAGTTTTCAAACGGTTTCGCTATGAACCATGAATTTTTCATGTACAAGGATATTGAACAAACGCTCACTCTTATGGGGCTATCAAAGTTTAAATTCATTATCCCGGAAAGTGAATTTGCATATCTAAGCATTTACGATAAAAAGGTTCTTATGTGTCACGGACACCAGTTTAGAAGCGCCGGCGGTATCGGCGGTATTTACCCGTCCATGTTCAAATGGTATGCCAAAATAAACCAAACTATCCAAATAGATAAGGCGTTCATAGGTCACTATCACCAAATGATTTACACTAAAGAGGTTTGCGTAAACGGCTCGTTAAAGGGATATGACGCCTTTGCAATGGGGCACGGGTTGGCGTACGAAGTACCACAGCAAACGTACGTAATACTCAACGAGAAACGGGGCTTTATTTTCTACTCACCCATTTTTGCAGATTAATTTTAACCCCTCTATTTGTTAATAAAATACAAATAGGGGGGTTTTTCTTTGTTTATATCAAACCTTTACCCTATCTTTGTCGTTATAATTAGAAACCAATAAAATTATAGGTGTATGAAACATTTGTTTATCGACTTCGAGACGTATTCCGATATTGATATTAAGTCAAGCGGTAACTACAAGTACGCGGAAAGCGAAAACTTTGAAATACTCCTTTGCGGGTATATGTGGGACACAGATACAAAGGTGTCGTTTATCGACTTAACAAAAGAGGGCGGACACGATGAGTTTATGAACTTCTTTACCAAAGTAGCAAACGACCAGGACACCGTAATAGTTGCCCACAATGCCACGTTTGAGCGCGTCTGTTTAATGAACTACGGGATAAACATGAGTCCTATGCGCTTCTTCTGCACTGCCAACATGGCGCTCTATTGCGGTCTACCTGCATCACTTGACGCGGTTTCACAGATACTAAATCTTTCCGATAAGAAGTTAGGTACGGGTAAGGCGCTGATACGTTTTTTCTCCGTTCCTTGTAAGCCGACAAAATCGAACGGCATGCAGACCCGTAACCATTCAGCTGATTACCCGGATAAGTGGGAGGAGTTTAAAACTTACTTGGAGTATGACGTACTTTCGGAAAAGGAGATATTCACGAAATTATCGGTTTTCGAGTTCCCAGAAAGCGAGCAGCGCATTTATGCAGCCGACCAACGTATAAACGATTACGGTATCCTGGCGGATGTTCAGTTAGCCAAAAAGGCGGCGGAACTTGACGCGAAGCATAAAGAAGAATTAGAGGCCGAAGCACTGAACAAATACGGTATCACGTCTCTAAAGTCAATGTCCCAATTGAAAGACTTCATTTATGACAATACAGGCGTTGAGGTGTCCACACTGATAAAAGCGGAACTCCCTAACGTAGTCGCAAAGGTGAAAGCGTCAACCATGCCGGAAGAAAAGAAGCAAGCGGCGTTAGACGTGCTTTCGATGCGCGTAGAGGTCGGCAAGACTTCCAACGCTAAATATACGGCTATACTTAATTGCGTTGGAAAGGGCGACCGAATACGAGGCCTATTCCGTTATTACGGGGCATCTCGTACAGGTCGCTGGGCGGGTCGCCTGGTGCAATTGCAGAACCTGCCGCAAAACCATTTGGAAGACCTGGACACCCCGCGAAGATTGGTTAAAGAGGGTGCGTTCGATGCGATGGCAATGTTCTACGATAAGCCTACGCACATTATTTCGCAACTTATCCGTACGGCGTTTATCGCGCCCGAGGGTTACACCTTTTCAGTCGCCGACTTTTCAGCCATTGAAGCCCGTGTAATTGCATGGGTCGCTAATGAGAAATGGCGTTTGGAGTTGTTCGAGAACCCGAAAAGCGATATTTATTGTGCTTCCGCCTCTAAGATGTTCGGCGTACCAGTCCATAAGGGTGACGAGTTGAGACAGCGCGGAAAGGTTGCGGAACTCGCGTTAGGATACGGCGGGGGTATAAACGCCCTTACTACCATGGACACCAAGAAAGCACTAAGGGACGACGAGAAACCCGAAATACTTTCTAAGTGGAGAGAAGCAAACCCCAATATCGTAGCCCTGTGGAAACGGTTGGAAGAAGCTGCAAAGCGCTGTATAGGCACACGTCGCCCGGTTACATTCAAGATAACCGATAAAGCGGAAATTGTATTTAATTATAAATATGGTGCAATGACTGTTAAATTACCGAGCGGGCGCGAACTTTTCTACCCCGCGGCGCGTTTATCCAAAAGAACGATAACTTTACCGTCCGGGTCTTTCGATGTCCAGGATATAAGTTATAAGGGACAGAACCAAATTACAGGGAAGTGGGAAACGCTTCACACGTATGGAGGTAAACTAACGGAGAACGTTGTACAGGCTATAAGCCGCGATTTGCTGGCACAAGCTATATTTAACGTTTTTGATATGGGGTATAATATCGTGCTGCATGTGCATGATGAGATAGCCGCCGAGATACCGAAAGACGGTAACGAGGAAAAAGTTTTGAAAGATATGTGCGAAGCAATGGCAAAAGCGCCCGAATGGGCAAACGGTATTGCTTTACGTGCAGCGGGTTATATAACCGATTATTACAAAAAAGATTAAAAATGGAAATCAGAGATTTAAAGATTACAATCGCAACCGCGGCTTCTGCCGTTTCAACGTCCTGGAAGAACAAGGTGCTGACGTGGGGCGAGTTCGTAACTATGATGTCGAACGCGAGGGTTACCAATGAAACGTACCGCGAATTTATGTCGATGTCTAAAGCCGAACAAGGGCGCGTTAAAGACGTAGGCGCGTTCGTTGGCGGCGAGTTGCTAAGCAGCAAGCGTACCAAAGCGAGCATCGGCGAACGTAGCATTATCGCCCTGGATATTGATTTCGGCGAAAAGGATTTTGCGGAACAATTCGCGGCAACTATTCAAAAGGCGTTTTTCATTCACGGGACACACAAGCATAATTTCGATAAGGGCGTGTACCGTTATCGTATCTTAATGCCGATAGACCGCCCGGTAGATAATGAGGAATACGAAGCGTTAACCCGAAAGGTTGCGGAACTCACAGGCATGGACTTATACGACCGTACAACCTTTCAGCCGGAACGCTGCATGTTCTTCCCGTCTGTACCGTCCGATGTACCGTACTATTTCGAGGACTTTACGGACGTTTACCCGGAAGTCCTGGAGGTTGACAAGTATTTGGATATGTACGAGGATTGGAGAGATACGACCGAGTGGGCGTACCACAAGGATGAGAAAGGCGAAGCGCGCAACCTAGCAAAGGAACAACAAGACCCTACGTTAAAATCCGGGTCTATCGGAGACTTTTGTAGAGCGTACACCATAAGCGAGGCAATCGAAAAGTATTTGCCCGAGATTTACACGCCCACAGACAAACCCGACCGTTGGACTTATACAGGCGGCTCTACTTCGGGCGGTATGATTACCTACGACGATTTGTTTGCATACTCGCACCATAGCACAGACCCGATACAGGGCCCCCACGTGTTTAACGCGTACGACCTGGTACGTATCCATTTGTTCGGCAAATTGGATAAGCGCGCAGATAGCAAGGTGTCAATTACCGAAATGAACCGTTTAGTTTATAATGACGAAAAGGTAAAAGCACTGTTAGCTAAAAAGAACGGTGAAGAAGCCGCCGAGACATTAGCCGAGTTCAACGTATTGCAAGTAGATGGTATCCCGGTAGTAGATGCCAAAGATATGGGAAACGAGCCGAGACGGTTAACCGCTGATGAGGTGGGCGAACAAATTGCAGCCGTTACGGCACAGTTGGACGACGACGGAAAAGGCGGTGTAGCGAACTCGTCTAAAAACATCTCCATCATACTGCGAAAAGACCCGTTAATAGGTAAACTAATCGCACGCGACCTGTTTAAGGATAGACGCGTAGTAAGCCGTACGCCGTATTGGAGATTGAAAGATACGTCCCTGGATTTTCAAGACGTGGATTTTGCGGGCATACGTAAACATATAGAAGATATTTACGGTGTGTCAAGTGTGCAGAAAGTAGATGACGCTATCGCCCTGGAGGCCGAGTTTAACGCGTTTCACCCGATACAAGACTATCTAAATGGTTTAAGTTGGGACGGTATACCGCGCGTTGAACGTTTGCTTATCGACTACATGGGTGCAGAAGATAGCCAATACAGTAAAGACGCTATCCGCATTATGCTCGTAGGAGCTGTTAAGCGTGTGTTTGAAAAGGGTTGCAAGTTCGATACTATGTTAGTTATGAAGTCCGACCAGGGCGCAGGTAAATCAACTCTTATACGTATGCTTGGTAAGAAGTGGTTCAGCGATAGCCTTACATCTATGGACGGAAAGGACGCGTTCGAGCAACTACAGGGCAATTGGCTGATTGAGGTCGCCGAGTTATCCGCGATGCGTAAATCAGAAGTCGAAAGTATTAAGAACTTCATTTCAAAAACAGAGGACAGCTTTAGACCTGCATACGGTCGTGTTACTAAGAACTTCCCACGTCAATGCGTATTCTTCGGAACAACGAACAAGGACGACTTTTTGAAAGACGCAACGGGCAACCGTCGTTTTATCCCGGTGGAGGTGAAAGCGAACGCACGCACGCATGAACTGTTCGAGCCCGCGTTTGAAAATTACGTAGACATGGTTTGGGCGGAAGCGGTTGCAATGTATCGCGCCGGGACAACTACCTTACTATCTCGTGAGAGCGAAGCCGTAGCCGAGGAACGCAGGGCGGCGCACCTGGAGCGTAGCGGATGGCATGGTGAAGTAGATAAGTACCTAAACATGAAAGTACCCGCCGATTGGGGCACAATGTCAAGCGTAGAACGTAGCATGTACTTTGATAACTACGATGAGGCGATGACCGCAGCGGACTATCAGGTTATGAGCGAGACAAGCGTACGCGCTATAATGGCAGAGGTGTGCAAATCGAATAATGCCGACCGTAGATTAGGCAATGAGATTAAAGACCTTATGTTAGGTTTCAAAGATTGGGAGTTCCGCGGCATGGTTGGAAATGATAAAACATACGGAAAACAAGCTTCGTATGTAAGAAAATGTTAAGGAGCTAACTAAATACGGCTTTATTCATAATAGATGTTAACGATATATGCAACCTATTAGATAAAGCCGTATATTTGTAATGTCAAAAGGAAATAATAACAATTTAAAAACAAAAGATTATGAGAACTTCAATTTTAAACCTTATCAGAGAAAGCGGAATTATTAGTTTTAACGATATTATTTACGCGCTGAACCTACAGACCGAGTACAACGAAGCCGCTAAACAAATAGCATATCTCCAAATGGAGGGGTTTGTACATTACAAACAAGGCGAGGGATACGAAGCTAAATAAAAGTTAATAAGGCAATAACGGTGAACCTTTCAAAGCGCCCGTTGTTTATTAAGTATAACAACAATTTAAAAACAAATGATTATGAAAAAGTTAGTAGTATTAGCAGTGTTAGTGTTTACATGTGTATCAATGTTTTCGCAGATTACAAGTCAAGGTAAGCCCGAAGTATTAAAAAGTTTCCGTATGGGCGTATGCAAGTTGATTGATACGGACGGGGCGTTAACCATTGTCGCCAAAACAAAAGAAGCCGCCGGGCTGGAACTGACAGTCGATTTAGGAAACTACCAGGAAGCCGAAACGTTAATCGCCTCAATGATTGAGTACACACCGAAAGCCCGTGAAACGGTGAACCTTAACAACCCATCGGGCAACACGGCGTATTATCAAAAACTTAATGGCACGTGGGTTATCGTTAGCGCGGGTGGCGCGGCTTCCATTGCAGTAAGCAAGGGCGAATTAAAAAAGATGTTAACAGCAATTACCGAGTGAGCCAAATCAAATTAGAAACGTTTATATAGTATCAACAATTTAAAAACAAAGAATTATGAAACTTACAAAAGTAGAATTTATCGTCAAGGGTGAGAGAGTAACCGAGTATATCAATTTAAATCATGTGTCCCGTTTTATGTGGATTGACGGTGTACCGTTTGTCGGTATGGTAGGGCAGACCTTTACACGCCAGTTAGCAGACGAGTACGAAACGATTTTCATAGAAGCATTTGAGTAATGGTAGAGGTACTGAAAGTTAGATACAAGAACGGCGCGGGGTGGAATACCCTCTGCCAATCGGAAAAGCAAATCTTTCCAACGGTGGAGAAAGCAAGGGAGTTTTATAAAAAGAAGTTAGAAACAAATAAAATAGTTTTGTGGTATGCAGAAAAATTGTGATGTGAAAAAGGTGGAAAAGCCCGAAGCAGAAGACATTCGGACATATAATGTAGGTGCGTCTGATTACGCGCAGCATAAGATACAACCGTGGGATATATATTTAGAATATAATCTGAACCCGTGGGACGCTGATATAGTAAAGCGCGTGTTACGCACCAAGAAAACAGATACCAGAATTATGGATTACGAAAAGATTATCCACACGTGTAAAGAACGTATTAGGCAAATAAATTTATATGGAAAATGAGATTACAAAACTTTTGGATAAGCGTATTAAACTTATTAGGGCTATCCGCGGCAACCCCGACCCCTCGAAGATATACAAGGAGTTGGAGCAATTGGATAAGCAAATCGAAAGGGTGCGAAAATATGAGAGAAATAGTTAGTGAAAAGTATTTGGAGCGTACTCTATCGGAGAAGCTAAACAAATGCGGGTATGCCTGGAGTATTAAACTACTCTCAACCTTTGTAAGAGGGTTGCCCGATAGGCTGATACTTTGTAAGGGTGGATACGTTTGCTTTGCCGAAGTGAAGACAACGGGAAAGAAACCGACCGCAATACAAAAATTTATTCACGAACGGTTGAACAAATTAGGTTTCACGGTGTTTATTGTAGATACCAAAGAGAGTATGAACGAAGTTTTAGAACATGTTAAAAACAAATCATTATGAGCCCAAAGAAAGTAAAAAAAGAAATTGAGTACAAGTTAGGATTGTATTTCGGTATTAAGAGCGGCGTTATTGGTATCAAAGACGGCACAGCGTACGGAACTATCGAAGAAGTTCAAGCAGACCTACAGCGCGATATTATCCAGGACGTGAACTACCTGGCGATTAAATATCGGCAGGGGAAGCCCGAACACCAGGATTTCAAAAGCATTTGCATCTATTATCGTAACCATTTAATGAACCTATAAAATGACTAATTATGTAACGCTAAACGTGTCTTGCCAGTCGGGTAAGACCGAAATAAAAATAAACGGTAAGTTGGTTAAAACGGCTGCCGAGATTGAAACAGCGATAAGGAAAGTGCAACCCGATGAGCACTCCGAATTGTTAAAACAACTTTTAATGTTAGTGAGGGCGATAGAATGTTAAAGAAAGAACAATTACATGATTACCAGGTTAAAGCCGTGGACATGATAGTAAATAATTTTAACTGTGGTTTGTTCCTCGATATGGGCTTGGGTAAGACGGTGAGCACTTTAACTGCTATCCAGGAACTTCGCGAGATAGGTTTTATTGACAAAGTATTAATCATTGCACCGAAAAAAGTTGCGCAGGTAACTTGGAAAGATGAGATTAATAATTGGGAACATCTAAAGGGTTTGCGTATCTCCGTGATAGACGGGACAGCGGCACAACGCCGGGCGGCTATGATGGCAGATGCGGACATCTACACGGTAAGCCGCGATAATGTTGTGTGGCTCGTGGTTGAACACGGAGGCGTTAAACTGCCTTATGATATGGTCGTTATTGACGAGCTTTCAAGTTTTAAGAACCCCGCCTCGAAGCGTTTTAAAGCCCTAAGACGAGTGCGGAAGTTTATCCCACGGGTTGTAGGTCTTACTGGAACGCCCGCCCCCAACGGGCTAATAGACCTATGGGCGCAGATGTTTTTGATTGATGAGGGTAAACGGTTGGGCAAAACGATTACGGGCTACCGTGATAGGTTCTTTACTGCCGGACGTAAAAACGGTGATATTGTCTACCAGTGGGATTTAAAAAGCCCGGCGGAAGAAACGGAACAAAAAATTAGCGACCTCATCAAGGATATTTGCATCTCCATGAGCGCGGAGGATTATCTAAAGATGCCGGACAAACTTATGTACTACGATAGGGTTAAACTATCCGATAAGGATTTCAAAGCCTATAAGACCTTTGAACGTGAGCAGGTATTGGAGTTCATAGAAAGCGGCGAAACTATTACAGCGGCTTCCGCTGCGGCTCTTAGCAACAAGCTACAGCAATTTGCTAACGGGGCGATGTATGACGCCGATAGAAAGGTATTGCAACTCCATGACGAAAAGATAGAGAAGCTAAAAGAACTTGTAGAAGCTGCCAACGGGCAACCCGTACTTATTGCGTACACGTTCAAGCACGACCTTGATAAGATTATGGACGCCCTAAAAGAATACAAGCCCGTCAAGCTGGAGAAGCCCGAACAAGTAGCCGATTGGAACGCAGGGAAAATTAATGTACTCGTGACACACCCGGCATCAGCGGGGCACGGTCTTAACCTGCAAAAAGGTGGGCACATACTAATATGGTACGGCTTAACGTGGGCGCTGGAACTGTACCAGCAATTCAACGCCCGGCTCTATCGCCAGGGACAAAAGAAGCCCGTAAGCATTCACCACATAATCGCTACCGATACAGTGGACGAGAAGATTATAAAGAGCTTGGACGGTAAGGATACTACGCAGCGTAGTTTAATGGACGCAATTAAGGAAATTGTAGAACTTTATAAAACTAAAATATGATTAGGGAATTAACGCACGGTTCGCTGTTTAGTGGGATTGAGGGTTTCGGTTTAGGCGCAGCCCTCGCAGGAATAAAAACTGAATGGAGCTGTGAGTTTGAAAAGTATCAAACAGAAGTAATTAAAAAAAATTTTGGAAATGAACACACAGTATATGGGGATATTAGAACGCTTGAAAACCCGCCATTTGTTAACATCATCAGCGGTGGCTTCCCTTGCCAGGACATCAGCGTTGCTGGAAAAGGCGCAGGCATTAAGGGCAGCAGGTCGGGACTATGGGGGGAAATGCTACGGGTCATTACAAACGTTCGACCCGATTATGTCCTTATCGAAAATAGCCCTCTACTTAGAAAACGGGGATTTGAATACGTCTTACATGGACTTTCCGAAATCGGGTATGATGCACAATGGCAATGTTTACAAGGTGGCTTCCTTGGATTGCAACAACGTCGGGAAAGGATATATATCATTGCCTACCCCGGCAGTAAGTTCAGCGAAAGGAAGCCCCCGAAACCGATATTTCGGAAGCCCTACCTACCGGGGGAACTATCACGAGTATATCCGGGATGGAGAGAGCGACGGGATTTACCCGAACCCCGAACTTTCAGAAGCGTTAATGACTTTCCCAATCTCGTGGACAGAAACAAATGTTTAGGTAACGCCGTACAGCCTTTAATGGCACAATACCTGTTTGAGTGTATAAAAGTGTTTGACGCGGAAAATGTATAAAAGAAGTTAACGAATGAACCAACGTAGCGTTTAAATCGTTATCTTTGTATTACCAATTAAAACAAAAGGAATTATGACAAGAGAACAAACTATCACGGAAAATGTAGAGAAGCTGCAAAAGTATGTAGGCTTAACTATCGAAGTAGAAGAAACAACCATAACAGGGGGCAAAGTAGTAAAGCCCATGGAGGTTGTAGGATATAACCCCCGCGAAGCACTGTTAATCGTAGATGGCGGCGCAGACGGGTGGACAATGTTAGGCAGGCGGGACGTAGTAACCACTTGGTGCGGTACGTATTGGTATGTGAGTACAAACAGAATAATTAAGGTATTATGAAAGCAGAAGAATTAGTAGGACTGCAAGTCATGGCAGTGATAGGCGGGAAAGAAGTTGTCACCCGCGTAGTTGGGTTCAGTGGTTTAACCTGGGCGATTATCGCCTATGACGGCGGAATGCCAAAGGACAACCTACAACCCAGTGATACGGTCGTGTTCGACTGTACCGGGTACGTATATAGGGAAGTGGATAACCTGGTAGTAATGGATGCAGCGCGATTGTCTGCGGGCAACTACCTTGCAGACGTGCCACCCGAAACACCGTTATCGGAGTTCCTATACCCAAAGTTGCCCGACCCCGATACGCCACCCGCCGAAGCGGTAGAAAGCGAACCCCCATTTATAGAAGTGTTATAATAAGTTAATAAGGCAATCGCGGTGAACCTTTCCAAAGCTCCCGTGTTTATATAGTATAACAATTAAAAACAATGTGATTATGAAAGCAGAAGAATTTGTAGGAAAATGGATTGTATCGGAGGTATTAACGGATGAGATAAACGCACCTGCGGGTACAGCGTTCAAGGTAGTAGGGTATGTCCCGAATACGGATTTGGTAATAGTAGACGCCGAGCTATGGGGCTGGAAAGGATTAATGCCGGGCGATGTCACAACCAAGGAGTGCGAAACCTATAAGTACGTCCGCGTGGAGGACATAACCGAAGTATTATAACAATTAAAAACAATGAGATTATGAAAGCAGAAGAATTTGTAGGGAAGTGGGTTACGGGTTGGGCTGTGACCGACAAGGAAGCGAGCGAAACCCCCGCGTTGGTAGTAGGTTATAACCTCCAGGGGTATGCGAGCCCCTTGCTAATCGTTGAGAACTTGCACGGCTGGGGCT